CAGTCAATGCTGTACTCTACTGCCCGAGCCAAGGCATCTGCTACAGCTTCTACCTTTAAGTAGAACAACAAGTACTCTGTGTAAATTTTATCACTACACCAATGATCAATTTTCTTGTTGTTCTTGAGCAGCCAAGTCATAAACTGTGCAGGGTTAATAGCTCGTGTGTTGACACAGTAACGACCAAACTTTACAAAGGCTCGATAATAAGGGCTGTCACAAAAGTCCTCAAATGTTTTTAACTTTGCTGATCCTTGTGCCATTTCATAGAACTTGATATAGGCCTGGAATCCCAGTTGTACACCACGCTCACTTTGTTCCATGCGCCTGCGCTTGGGCTCGCACATGTGTACTGCAATAGAGCTTTCTCTTGCAAACTCTTTTTTGCAAAACTCACACGTGAACTTACTTGTTGTCTCTGCCATGTGCTCTAATGTATTGATCAAGTTCTTTTTTGGTTGTTATTGCTGCCATGACATCTATCTCGTCTGACTTGTAGTGTGGGAACAACTCTGCCAATTGTTTTTTTATGCTGCCGACACCTGCTTCTTTTTTCTTGGGAGCAATCCAGTTGTGTCTCATTGCACCTAGTCCTGGACTCACAGTTGTGGCCATGAGCCATTGCAGTTTACGATGTCGGGTTGAGTTGATGTTAAAAAAGTTTTTGTTCAATCTCTCGTTGGTAGAAATCACATAAAACTCTTGTAGGTCTCTTGAGCCTTCAACTGCCGATCCCCAACGTATCATGAGAAACGGAGCAAACTTCTTGCGTTCGTCTTCTGTTAAATCGTCATAGAAGTCTCTGACCTTGTGGTCAAACATTTTCATCTCGTTAGCAATGCTTAGTTTATCAGTCATATTACTATTATAACACTATGTTAACAAAAGTCAATACCCAGTGTTTCTCCCACTGCTTGCCTAAACTTATCTTGCCAATCACGATCATACACGTGATACCCGTGTAATGTGGGGGTAGGGTAATCCCAAAGATTTGCGGATATCTTGTTTGCAAGGTATTGCTCTAGCTCATTTGGAATGCTCATATTTTTGAACACATGTTCTGGCAATTCAGTACCGCCAAGTGTGTAAGCAAATGTTATGTTGTTTGTTTTTAAAAAATTCAAAGTAGACAGCACAACATGATATGACTGTAGTGCTAAAAAATCTGTTGCTACCAATCCATAATAATGATCTACAAATTTTTTTTCCACAGGATATGCGTCAGACATTATTGAATGTTTCCACCGTTTGGCATAGTGCTCAGCTAAAGTCAGATCTGGAGTAACTGTCACCGAATGTGTAGAGTCTCGATCAAATTCAAATCTAGAATTTCTAGTAAAACTCACAACCACATGATTGTGCCCAAGTGCTACTGCGTAACGTACTTGATTTGCAATCAAAACATTTGAACATGCACCTACTGCCAATATTTTTTTATGTAGGTCAGGCGGCAATTGGTCAGTCCAATGAATACCAGTTTGATCAGTAGTCATATAACTATCTCCACAAATGGCTAACTTTATGTTACTCATTGGTATTTTTTAAATTATACAGTATCTCAAGTTGATCCCATAACTCCCGCATACCCGGATCCGCTTCGGCCATTTGTTGTATGGCTAGAATCCTAGCAACACGACTTTGTGGTAGCCCGAGTATTTTATTTTCTTGATTCACTTCGTATCCAACTACATGTCGTTCTGTTGCACCAAACTCACGTGCGTATACTACAGGACCAACACGTTCATATATCAAAGGAACATCTGGTCTAAGACTGCCCATACTTGTAGCCATATTGATTATGTGCCCAACGTAGGAAACGTTCTAGACCTTCTCGATCATCTGGATAACTTTCCAGATAGATGCGACTCAATCGATTAATTATTTCAAATAGTTCAGGTTCAGTGTAGGTCATTACCAAGCCTTGTTATAATCTACAATCTCGCAGTTGCGACTAATGTCCTTGACAAAATAAACACAGTCTGGCTCGTCACCGTCGGTGATCGGAACAGCTAACATTTGCCCATTTTTAAGTTTAGGAGCATACCAACTCACTTCATGATACACATCAAGAATTTCAATATCAGGAAAGCTAGGACGGAAACTGGTAAGAGGATTGAATTGGAATACTTTGAATCCACGATCGTTGATACTAGTTAAGGGCAACACTTCCAAGTCACCAATCTCGGGTTCGCCTATTAGTATCTGCCAGTCCATGGGCATTTTGATTGTGTTATCGCCTATGCGCAACACCAAGGCCGGTGAGTTAAAACTTTCCAAGAAGATCAAGGGAATAAAATGATAGTCAGGATCTGCTGGATTAGAGTTGTCTAGTATGGCAAACCTCATGTCATCCACCTCTTCAGGTAAATGGTCAAGGTCGTAGTGTTGATTGTCTAGTGTTAATATTCGCATAGTTGTATATTACAGTATTATTTTGTTTTTGTCAACAGAGTTTGTACATTATTTGCAAACTCAGCTTGCCAATCTTGATTGTTGATATGGAATATAGGACGGTTCTCATGTGGCTGTTGCCATATGTCTTGAGTAAGTTCGCAGTATGCATATTGTTCAAACACAAAATTAAATCTTGTAGCGTCATCATCTAATATTAAATGATTTTTCTCAGCAGAGTTAAACAACAAACGATGCCAAACAAACGGTATGTTGTGCTTGCGCAAGGTTTCAAATATAAAAGATATTTGTGTGCATGCTAAAATATGTCTATATTTTGCCGACATCACTGATAGCCAGACTTTGTAGAATAATTTTTGATCTGAATTTAATTCCCAATCGTGACAGCTGGAATATGTTTTTGATCCGTATTCAAATGCGATTCGAGCTTCATCAGTTAGTCCCACAACTACCACTGCAGGATTGTATGCAAGCCCATCCATCAACTGCTCTGAAATCCAGGCCAATGATGCACCACCTTTGGCCAAGTTTACTACACGGTATTCAGGCAGCATCTCGCTCCAGTGTTCACCTGGATAGCGTTCGTCCTGTGACATAAAACTATCGCCAATGACCAGCATAGTGGGTTTCATTTGATTTTCATCCACTCTAATTTCTCTGCCGAGAACGGATAGTTGGCTTCCTTGTAGAATTGTTTACGCTTGGTCAAGTGTCGTTTGGCAAACTTGCAGGTTGATGTTATGTCCCAGATCTGAACATGATCTTTATCTTCTGCTTTGCGTATGCCACGGCCAATTGACTGGATGACTCTAACAAAGCTCTTGCCAGGTTCAATGAGTACCAGATTAAAAATACGGGGAATGTTAATACCAACAGCAGCCACACCATAAGTTGCTACAATAATTTTACCTGTTGCATCAGCCACTTCGTCATATTCATCTTGCCTGGCTTTTGCTTTGGTTGCTCCGGATACAAACACAGCACCATCACCTAGACGTTCTACCAATTGACGTCCACACTCTGTTCTGTCCACCAGCACAAGTGTGTTGCCTGTTTCGTTGACTTTACGCACAAGGTCTGCCATGGTATCAAGGCGTCCTGATTCCTCAAGCAAGTATTTAAGCTCACTTTGATAGTTTGAATATTCCACGTGATCTACCAACTGCACAATGTTAACGTGGCACTGAGCCAGCACACCACGATCCTGAAGTTCACTTGCACTGAGCTTGCTAACAACAGGACCAAGTCCAACCAATAATGCTTGGCTCTCAAACTTCTCTTTGGGTATGGTTCCGGTCAACCCCCAACGAATTGGCACTCTAGCCATGATGCCTGTTAGCAGGGTTTTGAGTGCATCTGCTTTGGCCATGTGTACTTCATCTACAATAACACATACCACATCTTCCATGAAGTCTTGTATGGTAAACTTTGCTGTGCCTTCTTTGGAGTCTTTAAGCAGGTTATTTAGACTTTGCCAAGTGCAAATGGTATGTGTCTTGCCGTAGTCTTTACGGTCACCAAAGTACACACCCACATCCAGACCCAAGTTGACATAGTCCTTTTCTGTTTGTGTTACCAAGCTCTTGTTGGGCACAATAACAATTGACCTACCATAGGGTTGTACGTTCCAACTCAAGGCCGCTGTCATGATAGTCTTGCCTGCACCTGTGGCCACTTCTTGTATGCATTGCGGGTTCTGCAGGTAGTTGTTGATGATCTCTACTTGGTAGTCTCGCAACACAATGGGTTGACCTTCTTGTGGATGTCCTTTGGGCCATAGTGTGTCAGCAAAAGTGTCTTCCCGCATCTCAGCAAACTCAAATGTGGTTGAGTACTCACGTTGGTCATCTAGTTCAATGTCGTAGTTGTACTGCTCCAGGATAGGAATGATCTCTGGCAACAAGTTGGTGTAGGTGCTACCACCCAGTTGGAAGTAGGCAATCTTGCCATCCCATCTGCCTAGTCTCACCGCAGGCAAATACCTTGCTGCCGGATTTTCGTACTTGAAAGTATTAACCAGTTTCTTACGCACATCCAAGTCAAGACCCTCTAGCTTGATATTGACCTCATCACGTATTTGTATTGTGCATTGTTTCATGTCTATAGTATATACTTATTGCAAGCAGAAGTCAAAAAGACAGACACCTTTTTAAGGGTGTCTGTCATAAAGCCTGGGATGGAGCCAACCTACTCCCAGGAAAAAAGGAAACAAAAATGACTAACCAACTACCACACGAAAACCTTGTTCCTGTTGTTCGTCTGCTTCATACTGGGTATCCACAGCAAACAAAAACAAATCACCATCATAAATCTTGTACATTTGGCACCCCAGTTATCCAAACACTAAAATTAAAAAAGCCAATAACACTGCCAACATTGGGTGTCCTACTATGATTAATAATATGACACCCAACCAAGCCATATTAGGCACTCTTCATGCATGTTGTCTCTGACATGCGCTTCCAGTTGTTAGGGAAGCTCTTGCGCAAGTCTGCAATCTTGAGCGCCATGCGCAAGGAAACCTCACGCAGGCGTTCCTTGTTAACATGCATAAAGTCAATAATGTCGTCTTGTGCGTACTCATTAAAGTCGTAGTCTGCAAACAACACACCATCTTTGGCAATCTGTTTGATACGCAACAACTTGTCCCGCATGGTGTCCAGGGTCAAGTCCAAGTAGTGGCAACGACTTTGGAGAGCGTCCAAGTGGTCACGCAACTTTTGACTTTTCATTTTGTCAAACTTTAAGTTTGTGATAAAGATGACACTGCCTTTAAACTCAAAACGGTCTGGAATGCCTTCTCTGCGCAAAGCACTAGACTCTGACAACCAGGAGATAACACGCTTCTTACCAGAGTCCAAGGCACCCTTGAGCAGGTTAAGAGCAACGTCATCTAACAAGATGCTGTCACAGTCGTCAAACACTACGACGCTGTTGGCGTCACTGTATTTGTACAGAGTTTGGTACAAGCCGATAGGAGTGGCACTGCCTTTAACTACCTCTGCACGGAGTCGTTTGCCTGCCAACTTGTCAAACAAGCAGGCTT